GTATTCCGCAGGCGTGCGTAGTGGGAAAAAACAGCTGTCATTTAATCTATTTTAGATACTAAGACACTCAATGTACCGGTGCCTGTTGTTGCAATTGCCCACAGATCTTCACCCTCAGCTAGTGTCAGCTGTATCTTGTCACCATTGTCTAACTGATAACCATTAGCCGCTGTTACTGCACTGTTGCCTACATGACACTCATGCTTTGCATGTAGCCTCACATCTCGGCTGACATTATCAACACTAACTATTGATTGACTTGTTGTCGTCACTGTTACCTTGCTTGTCACTATTGCCATGTATCTCATCCTCACTCTGTAGTCTTGCACGCCTGAATCTTGCAAAGTCTTGGTGTTGTTTAATGCCTACCCAATTCTTTCTTTGATGCTCCATCTGTACACCTGTGTGTGCGTATATCTTATACCCAAAGCTCTTAGCTCTTATGCACCACAGTAGATCCTCACCAATCCACTCTTTGTGTAAGGGCATGTCTTGGTAATAGCACCACTTATCTCCTTGGTGTGTTTGATCAGCTTCTTTTCTAAACCGATCAAAGACGGATCTATGTACCAAGATAGCCCCTGTCCCAGCTGCATCAACCTCTACAATGCTATCAGGCTCATAGTCATGCAATGCGTATAAGCCACCATCTTTACCCTGTCTAAATATACAAGGCACTGGCTCTAAGTATGCTTCTCCTACTTCCCAGCCACCATGTACTACAGCTGACACAATTGGTCTGGTCTTAGCATCTGCCGCAGCTACAAGTTTCTTAAAGTCATTAACTGTAAAGCGTTGATCTGTGTCTATCTGTAATAGCCAATCATCTTTAGTCTTTTCCATAAAGGTTGAAACTACTTGATTGCGTAAGCGACTAATAACACCTGATCCTTGCAATGATATGAATTGACCCAATTGCTTTTGAGATCTAGCTACATCTAATATGCTTGTAAGAAAGTCTGTTACTACATACCCAGGTGAGCAGATACCAATTGTAATTTTTTCTGTATCTTTCATTTTTTACCACCCCATCCATTACCTTTGAATACAAGACCCGGTGCGCTGTAAATTCTTGTCATTTGTAAATTACATTTAGGGCAATTTATAGACTCAACCTCATCATCATAAGATTTGTGTACTGACCCATAAGTCCCACAATCATTGCAGCTGTATTCATAAGTGGGCACTAATGCCATCCCTTCATAAGCCAATGTGACCAAGCACCACAGGCGTTTGCGACACCAAACCTATCAGTGCCATACCTGTGTTTGAGGTATTTAATGTGCCATGTAATTTGTGCCTTATAGTCAGCTGTAGCTAAGAATTTTGATCTGCCTTGTGGTAATCCATGATGTGACCCATTTTTTGCCCTTATATCCCATCTACTATTTTCCATTGTAATCAATGATGTAAGACAGGTGTATTGATCTGGACTTTGATCTAATTGTTTTAAGTATTCCATCTGATATGTTCTTTTATTTTCTAAAGCATTAACAGTATTTATGTTTATTAGATTTATTAGTATTACAAATAAGGACACTTGGGTGACTAGATTTCTGATAGCCCCCCCTACCCCCCCATTGCTAATCCAATGAGTAGGTCTGAGGATGACACTCGGTATGACTGAGTTTCCGCGTAGCCCCCTAAAGCGGTTGTAATTTAACATGGGTAACCTTCCTTTGCAAGTTATTTATTGATTGCGTGTTTTCCTGCATCCAACATCCGGCAGGTTACGCATGGATCATCTCGCATTATCCAGCTGCCACACTTATTGCATCTCACCGGCTCGCTCATGTGCCCTTTCTAAAAGTATATCTACAAGCTCTATAAACGGCCTACAGTGTCTTTTGGATACAAAGTAACACTCAACTTCAATTTGTCTGGCATGATCATAAATGGTAGCAATTGTCCAAAATTCCCTTGTTGCCACTGGTATTGCAAAGATGCCCTTGGATATTTGACTTAAATAAACATAGGCAAAGGGTTTGATTATCTTTTGATCAAAGCCATAAACAGTATCTACAAGGATTAGGGCATGAGGAAAGTCATCTGCCCCATCAAAGCTTATAGCTCTACTCTTGACCTCTAGTACAAGCTGATCAACAATTATATCTTTCTCATTTTTAGTTTTGTCTGCAATCTTGTCATGTGTGGTCGCAATGCTGAACTCAGGCACATCAACATTAGGCACACCATAAGACCTAAGCAAACTAGCTACATAATTGTTATAGCCATGACCCTCAGCCATAGCTTTGTGATAATCAAAGGTCATTGCCTACACCCACAAAAGGCACAAACTTTCCTGTTGCCTTCACGCAATAACCTAGGGTCATTACAAGAAACACAGCGATCAGTCCAATTGACTATCTCAATCTCTACGCCTTTGTCTGTAAATTTTGCTTTGACCCCATGCTTATCAATCATTTCCATGTCACCCACTGACCGACTCCTTAAAGTACCAGTTGCCGTTACTTGACTGGGATGCCCATTTAGCAGCGCAGCCTTTACCACACTCACAGACATAACCCTGAAAAGGTTTGCCTGTAGTTTTTGAGATACCAGCTTTGAAGCGCATCCTTGTGCCATCTTCACATAGCTGCTCTGGCAGTGTGCCAGCCTCACGCATTACTATGTCCGGAGCATTTTTGACAGCTGCGGCAAAAGTTTCAGCGGCATGGCGGTCTTCACTTTGAAGATCATTTAACAAAGCTGCTTTTGGCTCTACTGACCAGCTTGTAGCTCTAGCCATTGACTCTTTAGGTGCAGTCTTGTTTGACCCTTTGAGTAATGTCAGGCATCTAGCAATACAGCTTGTAGCAGTATCTTCCAGATACCACTTACGCATGTGGGCAGGGTAGTCATCTCTTTCACCCTTCGCATAATTAGTCACAGCCGGGTTTGCATCATTGCTATCTCTGTACACACTACCTTTGAATACAACAATGCCTTTGTCAAGATTGATCTCTACAAGCTGTAAATCTATTCTGCCCATGGGGAAGCTTGAGATAAACCATCTATTAAGTGAGGCAGCATCTTCGTATTGAGTAAGATCTATCATTTCATTTCCTTATCCCAAAGACTTACAACTCTGTCCATTAGATACTCATTATCAGCTTCAAGCATCTTTTGTCTTAGTGCAGGGTGATTAGTAATTGTCATCTTATGTACCTTGACATTTGATTGCTTCATGTCATTTAGACCGCGTTTGTAACCGCTCTTAAATCCTTTGTCATAGCCATTTTCTACAGCTACAATCCATGTCACTGTGAGTAACAGTGCTACTAATAAAAACAAGATTATTGTTATTGCCCATCCATACATTTCAGAGCTCATATTTCACCGCTTCCTTGAACTTGTCTAACCAATAACCCTCAACCATTGAAGCTGAGAGCCTACCTCTGACCTGAGATGCACCCATTGATTTATGAGCGTATGCCCTGATTAGAGAAGCTTTTACATAGTGTGTGCGTTTGCTATCAACATACGCACCACTTTCTTTGTCATATTTAACAATTACCATGTCATCAATTTCATTAAGTCCTCTGGTAAATCTACTGGTGCTACATCATTTACTATTTTGTATGGTGTACCACTTGGATGTATTGATGGTGGTAGCACTACATAACCTTTATGTTTTATATCTATACCAGATATTAGTTTGCCCTTAAATTGCATAGCCTTGTCCACATAGAAATATATGTGGTAGCCATCATGTGTAGCTACAACATGTGTGTTGCATTTGAAACAGCGATCTAATAACTCAAGCCACTTAGGATCATTACAAGAATTGCGTACATCAAAATCTAGTACAACCAAACTAGATTGAGATATACCAAGGCCAATGTTTAGCTCTTGATCTGCAAACCATTGATCAATTTTTTCTTGATCTATTGTTGCATCTAAATAACCATGGCGTAAAAATCTAGCCGGCTCTTTAGATTGTTTTTTAAGTGGCAGTACAAACCAACCCTTTTGTGCATACTCTGTAGCGTTCATGCGTTCACCCATGACCCGGAGTAGTTAGTTGTAAAACAATATTGGCTTATAGCATTATCAAAACTAATACTATAATCCCAGCGGTTTTGTCTTAGATATTCAGTAGCCAATAAAACTGAGGCGTAATTTTCTGCCCAATAAATGAACTCATGTGACCAACAAATTGTATCTTCAAAGCGATCTTTCTGAGTTAGCCAATCTGTTTCGCCTGACCATTTCATTTGAGCTTCTGTTAAAGCTTCAAATTGATGTTTAGTAATTTTCATATCAACCCCCTTCAAGGTCAATTGCATTTACAAAAGCAATTAAAGCATAGCCCACTGACAAATGCAATTACCCAAAGGCTTTTCCTAGCGCGGCGAAACTCCCGTCTGTGTTAAAGCGGATCATCTCAAAGCTAGGGTTGCCACGCTTAATAGTCATAATCACAGCCCCAGCTTGCCAATTAGCATAATAGCCGCCCTTGGCCAGATAGCGCATCTTGGAGATGTTACATGTATGACCTACCTCTATACCTACTAAAACCCTCTGTAATCGGCCATTAAAGGCCTCTGAGTGGCATGTGTAGCCCATCCTGTGGGAGTGCCCTGCTATACAACTTTTGCCCCACCTTTTTGCGATATTTAACGCGCTTGAACCGCCGACCCTAGACAGGTTGCCTTCATCCCCATGGCAGAGTACAAACTCAGTGCCGGGGATCTCATACGGCTTTTTTGCAAAGTAGATCCCAAGATCCTCATAGCCCATAAACTTTTCATATTGCAGCTCCGGTAGAGCCATCAAACCGGGGATCTGACTTACTGCACTAAATAACCTATCACCATGATTAGATCTTGAAACTACATCTGTCTTTAGATCATATAAAATATCTTTGCAAAGATCTCTGTCAGCATTTAGTGTTTGTTGAAATGACTCAGCTTTACCTTGACTGTATTTAGAGATTGTATTTAGGTCAAGCTCATCACCTACATTTAATACAAGGTCAAACTTAAAAGTATTTACTAGCTTTTTTAGATTGACAATCGCCTCATCAAATTGAAATGGTACTTGCAGATCACTACAAATTAAGTAGCGTGCGTTAAAAGACTTGTCGCGCTTAATCTAATTCCTCATCATCATCCCATGGCTTAGACAAAGGATCTTTGGTATCTACAATCCAATCAGGATATGAAGACCGATCCATTGCAAAAGCTAGGCTTGTACTTTCATCCATACCAGCTTTGCGGCAAGCAAGATAAACTTCATTAGCTGCAATAGCCCAAAAATCTAATTTAGTTAAAGGCGTATCTTTAGTTGTGCGCCTACGCTTTGCTACCTTTTTGACTTTGCGTTTAGTTGCCATGAGCTAATCATAAATCATAAAACACCTGAGATAGCCCTGTGGACACCTTCCTCAAGACTAATCTTTGGTGTGTAGTAATCACTCATCATTGTTGGATCACCTACGCGGTAGGCCACCCCTGCCGGCTTGTCAGCCAATATATTAAACCTAGGCATCTTTGTAATTCCAAGAGTTTTTAAGGCTATCTGTGATAGCTCAAGGAAAGTGGTAGGTCTGCCTGTACAAAGATTGACTGTCTGATTGCAGTTGTTTTGTGCCATAGTCACTACAGCATCTACTACATCATCAATGTGTATAAAGTCCCTAGTAGTAGTTGCCCTGCCCCATATATCAAATGGATTTGAGTTAAGTATTGCCCTCTGCATTATTGAAGGGAAAGGGTAAGTCATATCTTGGTCAGTGCCGTAGCCACTAAAAGGTCTGAGGATTAAAACCTGTGTACCCATCTCACGCAGGTAACTCATTAACATCTCACCTGTTAATTTAGCCCACCCATAGCTCATATCAGGTGCGCCAATTTTCTTAAAGTTTAGATCTTTTTCTTTTAGCTTATGTTTTTTGTTTAAGGTTTGTAGCTCTG